AGTATATAACTACCTAGAAGATATTTGGTATGTAGGCAGTATGGGTCGCAGTGCTTGGTATGATTCACCTATTAACGACTTCCCACTAGCTGCTACTGACACTTATAATTTAGTAGAGCATGAAAACGGTAATGACAACGGGCAAGGTGCTACGCTAGAAGCCATAGACTCGTTTATAACTTCTGGTCAATTTGGCATAGAGTCAGGTACTAGTTTTACTTTTATAGATAAAGTTGTCCCTGACCTTTCTTTTGTAGGGTCTAGTGCTGGTAGTCCTTCAGTTGAAATGTCTTTATTGGCTAGTAGCGAGCCGGGCGCTGCGGATAACATCCCTGCTTCAGAAGGCGGTGTAAATGAGGGACAAGTTGCGCTATCGGTAGATACGGTAGATGAGTACACGGAGCAGCTAGACGTAAGGGTTAGGGGTCGGCAGATGGCTATTAAGGTACGATCTAATGCTTTAGGCACTAAGTGGCAGTTAGGTACTCCTAGGTTGAACATGCGTCCGGATGGTAGAAGGGGTCGTTAATGGCTACTAAGATACGCAACACCCAGAAGATTTTTACTATACCTACGCTACCTAACCCCCCACAAGAATACAACGTGGGATGGCAAGCAAGCTACAATGCTATACTTAGGTTTTACTTTTCTAACGTAGATGAGGCCCTATCTAGAGGATTACAGTTTGACACTGATGACATCATTGATGGTTCTATACCTAACAGTAAGTTAGAAAACTCTACTGTATCTTTTGGTGGTGTAACTGTGTCATTAGGTGGCGCTGATGCTACACCAGCGTTCAATCTGTCAGATGCTACTGGATACCCTACATCTAGCCTTGTAGGCACTATTACAAACGCGCAACTAGCTGGGAGTATAGAAAATGCAAAACTATCTAATTCCACTGTCTCTTATGGTGGTGTTCAACTGTCTCTTGGGGGCACAGATGCTACCCCTGCATTTAATTTAAGTGACGCTACTGCATACCCTGCAGGTTCTTTGACAGGTGAGATAGCCACAGCACAAATAGCTGACGACGCAGTAACCGATGCAAAACTTGCAAATTCGATAAACGCTGCTATTTCAGCCAACTCAGCTAAAGTAACTAATGCTACCCACTCAGGAGAAGTTACAGGAGCTACAGCCTTAACGATTGCAGACGGTGCTGTAGTTACAGCAAGGATAGATGATCTGGCGGTTACTAGTGCTAAACTGGCTAGTGCGGCGGTAACGTTTGGTAAGATAGGCACGGCTGCGGTAAACGCAACGTCTATACAGCCTAATGCTGTAACTACTGAAAAAATAGCGGATGATGCTGTAACTTCTGCAAAAATAACTGGGCCGTTTAGTAGCAAGCATACTTTTAGCACTACTTCTAGTACGGCAAATATAACCACCACGTCTCCAGTTACAATATATGAGCCGGACATCCCAGCACCTCCGGGGGGTAATGAGGCTACACAATCGCTAAACGCTGCAATACGGGTTAGGTTCTATAATAGTAGTACTAGTTCAGTAAAAGAAAACCACCAGTGGAAAATGCCGGTGGCGATTAAATCAAAAACTAATGTTGGGACTTCTTTGGGCACAGCGACTTTTCTATCCTCACCCGCTAGCTATAATGCTTTTTATTACGTGTCGGGAGATAAGACCTCTATATTTGCTACTAACCGAGGTGGTTTTGGCACTAGTTCTACGGGAGCTAACGCCGGTTCTTTTGCTGGCGTTTATTACGATGGCGTGAATGACAGGACAGTGTTTAGAGTAACAAAATTCCCAGACGCTACCACTGTATATAATGGTGTAGAAGTGTTTTATAGCACGGTTAATTTTGCTGGTTCAGGTACCTTTGTAAATGATTTGGGTTTTAACAATCAATACATAACAATAGGATCTACTACCGCATATCAGACTATAGAACTCCCTCTAGTGTTTACTTTCGGTAGATCCACTACAGCTACCGAGGTTAGAATCCAGTTTGACCATGTATCTAGTACAACCAACATAGTCGCTGTTGTAACCGGCATTAGTGGGTACGTGGAGAACACAGTATGATACAAGTAGGGTACACGAAACTAGTGGATAATGAGGCGGTAGATGTAGTAGACTCTACAGTTGAAGATGATATGCCTACAGCTAATGCTGCTATGGCTACGCTTCAAACGTCGTTATCTGGAAGAACTGATGTAACTACTCTATTCATACAGCAGTATGTTGGGGAAGACGACGAAGACGGAAACAGAATATATAATAAATTCGCATTTCTTGACCCAGCATAGGGCTACTAATGGCCGAAAAACAATACGACACGACAAAGCCTATCTCGAGTAAAACACGTGAGGACGGCAGCTATTCTCCCCTAGATATAGATCAGAATGGGGTAGTAGATGCACTTACTGACGGGTTGTTGGTAATGCGTTATTTATTTTATTTAAAGGGTGACGGTGTAACAAAAGGAGCTATGGCCGATGACGCTACACGCACGGCCGAAGAAGCACTAGAATACCTTGACTGGATTAAAGCGCACCCAGAATCAGACTTATTCAAAGCATTTGACCTTGATAACAGTGGGGATTTAGACGCTCTAACTGACGGCTTGATTTTTCTTAGATCCGGTTTTGGCCTAGATGTTAATGAGGCAGTAGACGGAGCTATCGCCACTCCAAGTTTAGGATTCGACGAGGACGGTGTGGGTTTATTTGGCGAACCTTACGCTACAGCACAAGAAATCGCTGCTAACCTCGATAACGCTCTAAATGTCCTACAACAAATCCCTAAAGATGAAGAAGGTAACTATAGCGTAACAGATCCAACCGTCGAGCCTGAGCCAGAACCTGAGCCAGAACCAGAACCTGAGCCAGAACCAGAACCTGAGCCAGAACCTGAGATAATAGACATACGCAACGACCCTTCATATAAGTATCAGGATGAAGATGGGGACGGCGCGCCAAATTGGGTAGATCCTGCCCCCTACAACAAAGACATAAAATCTGACCAAGCCTACGAAAACTATTTCATGAGTCAATACCGACTGGGGAACGGTTATTTTGAGGGTGCAGGTTTTAATAGTTCGCAGGATCTTGGAGCTGCGTTTGTAAGCCCTGAAGACTACGACCCCCAAAACTTATTTACCTATGATACCGACAAAGACGGAATTGCCGACTGGTATGAGATGGTAGCTGCATACGACTATCAGGATATGCAGGAGAACGGCAATGATGATTGGAACGTAGATACCTTGCTATCTGAAAACGAGTGGGACGAAGTACTATTTGGTAACAGTATGGACTACACGTCCGACATTACCCTCGGCCAAGCATTAAACCTAAGATGGGATGCTCCAAACAATGATTTGGACAATGATGGAGTACTCAACGTAGAAGATGCATTCCCTTATTTATCTACAGAATGGGCAGACGGTGACGGAGATAGGCTAGGTGACAATGAACAAGATCCTGATGTTAACGTAGCTGACCCAGACCGCGTAGACTCTGATGGGGATGGTGTATTTGACATAGATGACGCGTTCCCGAACGATGCTTCTGAAACTGTTGACTCTGACAATGACGGTGTAGGTGACAATGCTGATGCGTTCCCGAACGATGCTTCAGAAACTGCTGATAGCGACAACGATGGTGTAGGTGATAATGAAGATGCGTTCCCGAACGATGATTCAGAAACAGTTGATACTGATAATGACGGTACCGGTGACAACACCGACTTCTACCCTGAAGATGAAACTAAAACCGAAGCCCCCGACTTTGATGGGGACGGTGTTAATGATAACGAAGATGCGTTTCCCTACGACCCCAATAAAACGGAAGCTGACCCTGCGGCTGAAACTGATGTCCCTAGAGGAGCGGAGCCTGTTGTTAATGGCATATTGCACGCTATAGGGGCTGCGGATGAGGAAGTTGAAAAAAGAGAAAAAGAATACTCGGAACGTTTCTATTTGCACAAAGACGATGGAACGTACAACCATCAAAATACAGACGAATTAAAAGAAATATTGGGCATAGATAGCATACTCCAATTTGAAAACGGGCAAGGACTATCAACTGGCACTAATGCCATACTGTACCAAGGGTATGAGCGACCGCTCACAGCTGACGAGTTGTACGAAGGGTGGAAAAAAATAATGGGTGGGGCTAAAACTGTAGCCGACCCTAGATCTCCTCTGTTCGGTGGTTCCTCGTCTGGTGATTCTAGGTTGGTGGATATGGGTGAATTGCCTGTAGGATCTCAACCGTTTTCAAACATGAGTGGGGCTTTTGGCGACTATGGGTATATATGGGATGCCCAAGAATACACTTATACAGACTCCGAAGGAAACGAAGTAACAGAACCTATAAGTATAGCTAACATTTACGATTTTTGGTTTGGGAGTAACAATAACGACTACAATTTATTTGACCCTAGAAACCAAAGTATGCTTATGGCAGGTGCCATGCCTATAATTTTTAACGGTCAGTATAACGTTATGACTAGGGCGGCGCAGATGCCCAAACTTTATGACTTTAACATGTCCGGCGGTGTGCCATCATCGGGTTTAGGTGGGGTATACAACCCACTATTTCCACAAGACGATGTATTAGTTTACTACTCTAGTAAGGAAGCCGCGGAGAGACAAGATCCTTCTGAGATAATAGA